ATTTCTTTAATCTCTGCCTTCCACCGATCCCTATCTGTTTGTGTCGATAGTAAAATCTCATGTTTATGGCCGTCTGAAATGGTTTGGTCGCACACGGGACACGATTCATTCTCTTCGAAAAAGGTGATCCGCTTCTCGAGGTCGCGGATAGTCGATTGCCTATCTTGACCTCTGAGGAGTAAACTCTGTTTCCTATCCTGTAACAGTCCCAACCTTTGTTCGGCTTCTGATACAGATTCATCGAGTCCGAGACTAAGCTCACTATTCTCAGTCTGTAATTCATCGATGACACTCTGCGATGCTTGTATCCTAGATTCATAGTCCTTTCGATTCTCTTCAGTTAGTGCTGCGATATCGCGAATATACTTCTTTTGAGATTCAATTTTAGTTTTCACGATATCTATGTTATAGTCTATCTGTTTGAGATTATCTTTTAACTGTGCATTTCGTTCTTTCAGAATTATGTTCATCTTTGAAAATACGTTAATGTCAAGAAGATCTTCAATCACTTCTCGGCGGATCCCACCAGGTAATTGCATAAAAGGAATAAATGAGGAGCTACCTAATACAACTACCTGGTGGAAAGATTTATGGTTTAACTTCAATATATTCTGTTCAAGTATCTTTTGATATTCTTTTGAATGTGATGATTGATTAATCATATCACCGTTCTTCCAGATCTCAAATACATTTGGCTTGATACCACGACATATTTTATATTGATGACCACCAATATTGAATTCAACTTCAACTAAGCAACCTTTATTGTTAATTGAATTTACAAGTTGTGCTTTGTTAATATTACGATGTGCTTTACCGAAAAGACCAAATGAAAGAGCATCAAGCATGGTGGATTTACCCGCACCATTCTGACCTACAACAAGTGTAGTCTTATCTTTATTCAAGGGAATCTCAGTAAAGTTATTTCCCGATGACAAGAAATTCTTGTATCGAAGAGTTTGAAATTTAATCATGCAAAATCCAGAGCCTGTGCTTCCGTCATGAGTTCACGTACTTGAATTTTAATTTTGTCTTTGTCAAGATCTGTATCGACTGCATCAATATAAGAATCTACAATCTCTTGAGTATCGTCAAAATTAATCTTATCATCTTCAATGTTTTCACCGAGAAACTCTTGGAAGTTCTCAGCAATTTTTAATTCTACAATATTTTGTGACTGAATACGATCAATGAATCTATCAAACGTAAACAGATCAGATTTATTTACAACAACAACCTTGACTAGTTTGCCATCTAAATTTTCTACATTATAGTTATTATAATCTATTTTCTCGTCATTGTACACAATTTTTTCAAATAAAGTGTGAGGATTTCTTATTTTTTCTATCTCACGTGTTTCAGTGTCAATTACATGAAAATACTTAGGATCATGTGCGTCTGACCAGAAGAACTCCATTTGACTGCCAAGATACCAAATATTATCTCTACGAGAAGAACAATGGAAATGACCAGTCAATACCAATTCAAAACGTTTGAAGATATCAGGTGCCATACCATGTGTGTTCTTAATTCCTCTCATCATTTCAAATCCGTTCAATTCAAGGTGCGCGCCGAGCCAGTCAGCTTTACACTCTTGAATGAACTTCATTGACGACTCATAGTTCTCAGAATTAATCCAAGGGAGAAGCGCAATTCGAAGAGAACCATATTCCATTACAGATGGTTCCATAACAATATGGATTTCATTCATGTAATGGCCGAGACATTCTTTTAACGAGTTCAGATCGTTTGTATTCTTATAGTAAGTATCGTGGTTTCCTGGAATAATATCCATCTTCATACCGTATTTACGAAGAGGATCCAAGAAATACTTACGATTGTGATTGAGTGCTTTAAAGTTTACAAACTTCCGGTGGTCGTAATAATCCCCGAGGTGTAAGACTTGCTCAATCCCGTTTTTTTGACAGTAAGGAAAAAAGACTTCTGAGTAAAATTTGGCTGAATTGTCGAGAAAGATCTCGGAAGAGTTACGTATACCGCAATGTGTGTCATTTAATACTGCTACCTTCACTGAAGAAACTCCGATAAGTCTGAGTCTGTTTTTACTGTACGTTTGCGTTTCTTTTCTTCTTTCGCAAACTCTTTGACTTCTGTATCTACATTACGTACTTTTTCAATACGATCACGTAATGTATCTACGAATGCACCAACAACCTGCTGTGACATGTCATCACCAAGATCGTTGTCGACAAAGTTCTCAATACCTGATTTTGTAAGATACTTAAATTTTATTTCTTGTTGCTTTTTCTCTTTTGCAATACGCCGAAGAAATGCATACCAAGTAATTTGCGTAAAATAAGCAAAAGCATTTGGCTTGCCAGTTCTTGTAGCAGCTTCGAGGTTATAGTTTTCGATAGCCTTCAAACAATTTTCAACTGCATCCATGACCATTTCTTCGCGATATGTGTAGCGAATAAAATTGGATTTGTGAGACAAACCCTCAGCAATTCGTAAAAAACAGCTGGCAATATAGTCTGGTACGATGGGGAGTTCTGCTTCTTTTTTCTTGGCTTCTCGTACGGTTGTTACATAGTCAACAACGGCTTGTGAGAACTCGGCATTATTTACGTAATGTATGCTTGCGCGTTTTGTTCGTGCCATGTCGCTTCCTTTCATTATGTAGTAATTATATACTAATCAGTTGCATTTGTACATAGTATATTTTTGTTTTAAGACTAAAAAATAACAGTGTACTTTTCTGCCGGATAGTATATAATAAACTATAAAGTTTTCCGGGAGGCAGTATACTTATTCCTCGTCTAGGGTTTTGTACTGCCATTCATCAGTATGTCCAACTGACCATTTCGGTTCTGTCTCTACTCGATAGTTTTGAGTACATACCTTAAAATCAGGTCGTTTTAGATCTGATGGTGTAAGACTTGAATCTCGGAATATTACTCTATTATTAGGTTGTGCCGCAAATTGTCCATTATCCAATTGTATAATATTAAAGCTTTTATGTTCTGGATCGTGTTCCGAAAAATTTATGTCTATTGTAGATTTATCTCGGTGAGCATTGTCTATCGTAAACATATACTCCCCCGCGTGCATTTGCTTGTCTTTGCCGAAAAACTCACACCGACTTAGTATCGGTTTTTCGGTAACAGTTAGGTCGTAATCAAAGCAATCCCAAAGCTGCAGAACATCAAGAGGAAGATCACCATGATCTGTTTTCCAAACGAACGCTGACAAAGGAAGCTTGTCATATAGAGCTCCATATTCTGTAAGAAGTGTTTCAAAGTAAAGCGCCTTATATTGTGTTGATTTCACTGATATCCAAATTCCGGGCGTCAATTCTCCATGACCATGTTCGAGATCGTAGAGATATTCTTTACGAACAAATACATTTTCAGGTGGTAATGGATGAATTAAAAATGCCATTAGTGCACTGTGCCTTTCGGTTTAAATTGTATGATATTAGAAATTGCAGAGTCATCAGCGATTTCGTCATACTTTGCTTGAAGAAACACGTTCATTTCTTCCTCTGTTAACTCTTGCATTTTTTCTTGTATTTCTTGAAGAGTAAGACCTGCTTTTTTAACTTTGTTATATTTATCAGCATCTGCAAGTGCAGCAGCATAATGTAACATGACTGTTTCTGATGGGGTTGATTCACCTACGATATGTACAGAATTCAGAGCAACGAGATCTGCAGTGTCATCTTGAAATGACATCCATGGTTTCAGTGTATAGTACCTAATGTTCTCTTCAAGATCATCAGTTGTCACAATCTTCATAGCTCTACGAACGATAACGTCTGCTGTAGAATCCTCGTCACCACTTGCTACGAGTTCACATATCATTTCGTCACCGTTAGTAAGCTTGAATTGTTTATAATCACTCATGATTTTATCTCAAGTTGAACTGTACTATAATCAAATTGCTCTTTTTGGTACATCTTAAGCCTTTCAAAGGAATGAAGTAGTGAGTAATTTTTTCTCTTTTCCCAACTAATATCATCTGATATATCATACAATGTAGTTGGTTCGTTGTTATCCGACTTTCTTAATCCTCGTCCAATACTTTGAAGAACTCTGATCTGACTCTTCGAAGGTGAAGCAAAGATAATGTTGTGTAAATTCCTAATATTAATGCCAGTACTAAAAGTGCCCAAAGATGCGACAATGATAGCATTTTTCTGTTTCTCTACGATCGCTCTAATTGCTTCTCTGTCTGTTGCCGATACATCACCACTTACAAAGAATACTTTTCTATCTTCATCTACCTTATTATCTATAAGCTCATAAATAGGCTTTCCGTGCTTTTCGACATAATTATAGAGTATAAGTGTATTGCCTTTTAGGTCAAGAGCAAGGTTACGAATAAAATTATTTCTATGTGCATTGCTTACAATAAAATCTATTTCTTCTTGGTAAGTTCTTTTACCAAATTCTCTACGTACTTGTTGATCGTACTGTAAGACAATTCTCTTAATCCGTAACTGTGCAAGTGTATCGTTGTCTTGTAATGTTTTTGTAGTGGTGACTCGATATATTTTACCGAATAAGCCTTGGAGTACGAGTTCATGTGTTTGAGCTCCATCTAATGTACCTGTTGTTCCGAATCTGTATTCAGCTTCGGATGCTTTGTTCATAATTGACATCAATGATTTTGATTTAAATCCATGACACTCATCGCCAACTACCATACCAAACTGTGCAAACCAATCTCTTGGTAGTTTATATATTGATTGCCATGTACTAATACAAATTGCCGCTTCAAATGTTTTATCTTTACCAGAATAGATTCTATGCATGGCTTTTTCAGGACATCCATAGTCTATAAAATCTTTATACATCTGTTCTACAAGAGATGTTGTAGGTACAATGATAAGTACTCTACCACCTTGCGGATATTTGTAACCTGTCGTTAATCTCTGTATCCAATATCGTGCTAACACATATATGATAAGAGATTTACCAGATCCTGTAGGAGAAAGAAGAACGCCGCGTTTACGATGAATACCGGTTGATACTGCATCAAACTGATAATCTCTTATCTCGTATGGTAATTCTAATGTCCTAATAAAGTCATATAAATTTTTGACATCTACTTTATTATAATCATCAGGTTTGCCGTACTTCGATTCATCACAGACTATTTCATAACTGCGCTGTTCTGCAAATTGTAAAAGATGTGGATAGAGTCCAGCAGGTAATTCACCAGACATGACTGTAAACAATCGAATCTTTCCATCCCACATTCTATTACGAAATGCAGGCATGTACTTATATCCAGGAACATAGAATGAGAAAAACTCATTTAGTTCTTGTGCAGTACCACTATCACAGGTTATGTGAAGGTTAGCATGATTTAGTTTCCGGACTCGAATTGTTTCCATTTGATTATATTGGAGATCGTTTGATGTCTCCAGTTAATGTTATTGATTATGTCTGTTAAAGTATCTATAACAGTCTTATAATATTGAATTTTCTCTTCAGATTT